TGAAATACTTCATACCAAGTATCACACTCATCACAATTATACATACTTACAATATTGTGTTTTGATTCTGGATAAGTATCTTCAGTATCAAAATCATTATTCCATCTTACTTCTGCATTACAATAGAAACATTTCATTTTTTTAATTTTATTAATTTAAAATTATTTTCTCTATCAAAATATCTATATGACATTCTTACTGGCATAAATTTATAAACATAATCAAACACAATAGTTTCATCTAATTCTTTACAACTATAAACATCAAGCTGTACTAATGCAGGATTGTTTTCATCCCATGAGTGTAAAGTTATATGAGATGTTTCTATTATAGTTACACAAGTTAATCCTCTATTACCTTTTACATCACAATACTTTGCATAAGGACCAGCCAGTATTTTCATATCAATATCTTTTATTAAATTCTTAGTCCACTTCTTCATCATCTTTAAATCTTTAGGAGGGTCTAAGACCTCTGCTCTAACTAACAAATGTTTATGTTTTAATTCTTGTTGCATTAGTTTGTTATAGATGAATCATAATTTTTAGCTAACTTCCAATAAGCTAATATATTATTAAACATATTCATATGTTTTTTATGAGAATCTTTATCCCAAATATGACAAGAAATTAATTCATTATCTTTTCTATCAACAAAGATAGATACTCTTTCTACATTATCATAATGTTTACAACCTTGTGCATAAGCTGATAATTGCATACCATGTTCATCATAAACTAATTTAGCAGGATTTTTACCTTCTAAATTATTTTTAGTTTTAAAATCTATAAATATTCCTGACTTAGAATATAAATCTATTTTACCACCATAACCTAATTCAGCACAAAAAGAATCTTCAGCTATCCAATTTTCATTAGGAAAAGTTTTATCTAAATAATCTTTAATTATACGATAAGTAGGATTATCTGTTTTTCCTGCAAAACCATTTTCAATTAAAGTATGAATCTTTGTACCTTCTATTGCAGCTTCTTTACTAATTTTTTTAGAATCTTCTTTACATCTATAAGAAAAAGATTCAATTGATTCTCCTTCTTCTTTTTTTAAAGTTAATGCAGAATTTAAAGCTTGTTCTATTTTCCAATTTTCTAAAGATGGTTTAGCTATCATACCTAATATAGTAGTAACTGATGGAACTAATTTTTGTTTTTTTGCATCTCTAAGAGTTGTATTTCTTTCTTTACCATTAGCACCTATTATAGTATACATTGGTTTACCTTCTCTAGTATACCAATGTCCAGATTCAGATGCAAACTTACTGTAAGTATCTAATTTATTAGTGTGTTTCTGCCCAGTTGTTTCCAATTTTATATTCTCCATTTAATTTACATCTAAGATTTAATTTTTTACCTGCATCTATAATTGATTGTACAGCTAATTTACCAAACTCATCTGCCCTTTCTTGTTCAACTTCATATTGAAACTCATCATGTACATTTACTACAGGATAAGCTTTGATTTGTTTATCTATAACATATTGCTCAAGCTTTGTCAACGCAACCTTCATGACTGTTGCTCCTGCTCCTTGAAGCAAACTATTTAGGGCTGCGTGGGGGTGTCTGATGATGATTTTTCTTCCATCAAGTCCTTTGAGCCATCTTCTGTTAGACTTAGTAATTCCATCCACTTTTTCTCGTAAGCTTCTAAGACTTGGTGTTGCTCGTAAAAACTTTTCTTTAACTCTTTCGCCATCTCTTTCCGAACCTCCAATGATACTTCCGATTTTTTTTGACCCTGCTCCATAGATGAAAGCATAGATAAAAGTCTTCGCTGTATCTCTTGTTTCCAGACCAGCAGCAATTTGATTTGCTGTGTGTACATCTCCATTAATAACTTCATTTATATATTCCTTATCGTTCATGTAGTGTGCTAACATTCTTAATTCTAAACCAGAAGCATCAACACCTACTAATTTATATCCTTTATCTACTATCCATAAACTTCTACATTCTTTTCCATAAGGTGAGTACACAGCAGGAATCTGAGCCATGTTGGGTGCTTGATGACTCATCCTTCCAGTAATAGTACCATTGGTAATTACTTTACCATGTACTCTCCCATCTTCCTTAATTGCTTCTACCCAGGAGGAAACTTGGGCAATTCTTTTTTGAAGCATTAAGTATTCGTTAATTAATTTAGCTTCAGGTATGTTTGTTATCTCAGATAAAACTTTTTCATCTACAATAACATGACCCTTATCTGTTTTCTTTTTAGGTTTCCAACCAAGATTCATTAGTCGTTCACCTATTTGTTGTCTAGAACCTAAATTAAATTCTTTATATTTTACTTTAGTAAATGGTACTCCTTTAACATAACCTCTTGCTTTGTTATTTGATTTAGGAATAAACACTTCTTCTATTCTTAATGGAGGAAATGTAGCCCTTACTTTATTTTGTAATTCATTCATGTCTTCTTGAAACTTAGCTTGAAGTGAATAAGCATTTACTATATCAATTTTAAATCCTCTTTCATGTTGTCTTTGTATTATCTTAGCAACTTCATGTTCAAGTTCAACTGAATAACCAAAGTCTTTTATTCTTGTAATTAAAAATTTATATAATCTTTGAGTTAAGTCAACATCATTTCTACAATACTTTAACATCTCTTCACTAAAGAAATCAAATTGTTCAAACTCTATTTTGTTTTGACCAAGTTTCTTACCCCAATTTTTTAATGAGTGACCACCTTCTATCATTGGATTTAATAATCTAGATAGTACAAGTGTATCAGTTATCTTAACATTCTTAAATAAATCATAACCAAAAAATTTATTTAATACTGGTATATCAAAACCAATTATATTATGTCCAATAACTTCTTCAGTTTGTTTTATAAACTCTTCAAACCTATGAAGATTATTTTCTTTAAACTGATAAAATGTATCTTCATGTTTACAAACAATACACCAAACTTTATCTGCAGTTAGTGTTGTTTCAATATCAAATACAACTTTATTAAAAGTCATTAGACTGTACCTCTATTAATCTTCCAGTATCATTGTTATACTTTAGATTACTACATGGTCCAGTTAATCCAGAAAATCTATTCTTTAATACTCTAACTCTAGTAGTACTTCTAACATCTGGGTCATCATTTTGTGCATCTCTTTCAAGTCCAATTACAATATCACTTAGTTGTCCTATACTTGCTGAACCTCTTAATTGTGATAATGATGTTGCTGCACCCTCTTCATGTCCTTTGCCATCTGGTCTTCTCAAATGGGATACAACCATCATAGCAACACCAGTTTCTTGTACAAGTGTTCTAAGTCTAGTCATAATTTCATCTAATGCTCTTCGTTCATCTCCATGACTTTGGTCCGATACAATAATACTTACATGGTCTATAACAATATACTTACAATCTAAACCTTTTGCTAAGAATCTAACTCTTGATACTATGTTGTCAATAGAGTTAG